GTGGAGCATCAACTACCGGTGTGCACAAAGGGGGTAGTAACGCGTACTGGTCATGAGACGCCCATTCATCTAAGAGACCATAATCAAAATCAGGTAAGACCTCCTGGAAGTAGTTATCCATCCAGCCATCATAATTCTCGTTAGGATATTGGACTTCTCTAGGATATTGAGCCATAAAACCTGAGGCGTCAGCTTCAATATTAGAGGTTACCCTAAGAATCTTAGATGACCAGAGGGACAATACTGGAGTGTTAGGATCCATTAACCAGCATGATAGGGCCTTCTCTTTTGCTTTGGTCAGAGCGTCTTCATAACTCTTAATTAATGTACTAGTCATATGTATTTTAGATATTTGTCGTACGATATCACAACAGCTGGAAGGATCACCAACTGGGAGATTACTCTCGTATGTTAGAATCCCTTGAGGCGTGTTGTCTGCCCCATAGGTAGTGTTTAAATGGTGCAATTCCTGGGCACTCATTTTCTTAGGAAACACATTAGGACCATAGATCCTTCCTAGGAAAGTTACTGGTTTATCGCCACCTGGGGTCGCTACGAAATGTTTAAGTTTTAGATTCATTACTGACGCCACCTTGCTTAGGTGTTTGAAGCTCAGCGCAGTCATCCCATCGTCTCCACTAAATAGGCCGCACATCTTCCAAGATTGTGCGTGTGACTTACCACTGCTCCTCTGTCCTAAGTATTCCAGGAATCGATTGATAAATGTGTTCCTAGTTGGCGTTGAGGGTCTTCCTGAGATCGTACTAAAACCTGAATTATAAATCGTACCGAACATGGCTACAGCTATTCTTTCTGCTTCGGCCTCTATGTCTTTATCTAACTCTGTACAGTGTTCGAATATCTTTTCCATGAACATACTAAAAGCATCGTGTAAAAATTCTTTGATCGTGCCATCCCAGCTACTATAGTCAGTCATAGAGACTTCATCGGTGACGGTCGTGAATTTAGCCACTTTCTGAGTAACCCTGGTGGATTGCTCAAGCGGATTCATTCCCGTGCCGTACCAGGGCTGCTCCTTCATCGCGTCAGAAAGGGCATAATGGTACGTTGATGAAATTACCTTCATCACTCCGTCTTCTATAGATATATTTCTCTGGGGGGCAGCGCTTGGATATGGTTCTGCTTTTCCAAACGCTTTTATTACAGAAATGTACACGTCACTCATAGTAAAAGCCTCCTCTAAAATCCTCCTTTGTGTGGGCCGCGCTTGACGTTCGTAGACTTCTTCAAGCGATACTGGTTCTAAGTGGCCTATATCTTTCGCTAGGGCTTCTACGTATTCTTTCCGCCAATGCAAATATTCGGGTGGAACATTAGTATCATCGACCTTCTCTTTCTGGGGAGTAAGGATTCGATATTCTATGCCTTTGATTTCATTCCCTTCTGTACGATCAGGAGCATAGCCCCCGTATACAAGTGGTGAAGAGAATGCATGCATAGTTTGCTTAGCGTCTGGATCGTAGTCATAATACTGGTATGTCTTCACTGCAAGTTCAGCGGGATAGGCCCAAGAGTTGTGCTCGGTCCTATTGGTCTTCGAGACATGCCTGATATAAGATACTATCAGGTCATGCTCTGTCTTATC